ATAAAATTAACGAGGCAGAATCGAAGGCAAAAGAACTCAAAAAGGGTTACGAAGAACTGGAGTCTGCCATCAAACTTGAAGAAGAGAAAGAAACTCAATTCAAGAAGTTCACTAAGGAGGCAAGCAACCTAACGCATGAAATTTCTAAAACAAGCACAAGGATTTCTGGACTTCAAAATCAGACCAGAGACGTTGAACAAGAAATTCAAACTATTACCGAACAATTTAAAAACAGAACTACTGAAAGACATGCGTTAGATAAGTTACTTGGAGAATTAGAAGGACTTCAAAAAGATCAATCACAAGAGAGTGAGAAAAACGTTTACAACGAATTTGCTCATGCTCTTATGAAAGATGGTGGAGTTAAGTCTAAAATAATAAAAAGATATTTACCTTTAATGAATCAGCAGATTAATAAGTATCTGCAGTTGATGGATTTCTATATCAATTTTTCTCTTGATGATGAATTTAAAGAGAGTGTCAAATCTCCAATACATGATAAGTTTAGTTATGAGTCATTCTCTGAAGGTGAAAAGATGAGAATTGATTTATCTTTATTGTTTACTTGGAGAGAGATTGCAAGAATGAAAAACTCTGCAAGCACTAATCTTTTGATACTTGATGAGATATTTGATAGTTCACTTGATGGATTTGGAACTGAATACTTTACAAAGATAATCAAGTATGTTGTAAGTGATGCAAATGTATTTGTTATCTCACATAAGACTGATGATTTGATAGATAGTTTTGACAAAATTATAAAATTTGATAAAATAAAGGGATTCAGCAAAATAATCTGATGAAACTACCTAACTGGCAGCATCATTCCAAAAAGGAAAAGAAACGTCACCTTAAACCACAAGCACTACGTCAAGCAAAGAAACGACGTGGACAGTTAATAAACCGTCTACTAGACCGTCCTTCTGGGCGGTTTCGTCGTTATAATAGGTATATAATTAAATCATCACCATGTTAGAACAAGTCAGACACGAAGTCAAAGGACAACTCGCTAAACTTCTTGCAACAGAAGACTTAGTAGTTGAAAACAAACAAGTTTCCACAGCACAATTCAACGTACACACTCGTGTGCTTACACTTCCATTATGGGATAGGGCATCTAATAGTGTGTATGATATGTTAGTTGCACATGAAGTTGGACATGCATTATTCACTCCTGATATTGATTGGTTAAAGGATCATAAAGTTCATCCATCTATTGTTAATATTGTAGAGGATGTTCGTATTGAAAAACTTATGAAGAGAAAGTATGCAGGACTTCCTAAGACTTTCTATCATGGATATGAAGAGTTGAATGATGATGATTTCTTTTCTGTAGTTGATGAAGATGTTGATGAGTTTAGTTTTGCTGATAGAATAAATTTACACTATAAGATTGGTCTTTTCGTTGATATTAATTTTACAGATCAAGAACAGGTAATTGTAGATAAAGTCAATACATGTGAAACTTTTGATGACGTATTAGAAGTATCAAAGTTAGTTCAAGGTGTTGATCTAGACTTGATGAAACAAAAAGAAAAATTAGAGAATGGTGACTTATCACTTGATATAAAACTTCCATCTGGAGAAAGAACCGATGGACAAGCAGGTTTTGAATCAGATGATGAAGAATATCAAACTAAGTCTGAAGAAGATTCCACAGAAACAGATACAGAATCAAAAGAAGATACAGAATCTAAAGGTCAATCTAAAGAATCTGATATGAAAAATGCACCAACAACTGGTGGGGTGCACAATTCTGGCGATAACATTGATATTAAAACTGTAGATTCATTACAGCAAAACATTGAAGATCTGACTAATGAAGGAAGCACCGAAAGTGTATACGTAGAGATTCCTAAAGTTAATTTGAAAAATATAATTATTGACAACAAAGAGATATATGAAAAATGTGATGAGTGGTGGACATTTGATGAAGAAGAAGCAGAAGCATTTCATAAACTATATGGATATTACAATAGAAAGAGATGTGACTTTACTGATCTAGATGCAGATTATGAGAAGTTTAAATCATCTGCAAAGAAAGAAGTAAACTATCTTGTCAAAGAGTTTGAGTGTAAAAAATCTGCTGATGCTTATGCTCGTGCATCAGTGTCTAAAACAGGTGTATTAGATACATCTAAGTTGCATACTTACAAATACAGTGAAGATTTATTCAAGAAGATTACAACTCTTCCTGATGGTAAGAATCATGGACTAGTATTCATTCTTGATTGGTCTGGTTCTATGAGTAACGTATTACTTGATACTGTTAAACAGTTATACAATTTAATCTGGTTTTGTAAAAAAGTACAAATACCATTTGAAGTATATGCATTCACAAATGATTATCCTCCTACTCAATTTGATGAGGATGGTTCTAGAATAAAATGCTATGAGAAAAAAGCAGGAGTAGTGTCACTTCAAGATCATTTTAGTTTAATGAATTTCTTTACAAGTAAAACTAATAATAATACTTTAGATATGCAGATGAAGTATATCTACAGAATTGCAACTGCTGCACGTCATTATGGAGACTATGATGTTCCACAATGTCTAAGACTATCAGGAACACCTTTGAATGAGACATTCATTGCACTACATGAGATACTACCACAGTTCAAAAAAGAAACTAAAGTAGACAAAGTTCAATGTATAGTTCTTACTGATGGAGAAGGGTGTCAAGTTGGATACCATAGAGAAGTTAATAGAAGTTGGGATGATAACCCATACTTAGGAACTGCTAACTTAAATAGTAATTCTTTTCTTAGAGACAGAAAATCTGGTAAGACTTATCATTTCAAAGATGGTTGGACAGGATTATCAACTGTGTTTTTAAATAATCTTCGTGATAAGTTTCCTGATGTAAACTTCATTGGTATTAGATTAGTTGGAGGTCGTGATGCAAATTACTTTATCAGACAGAATATAGGTTATAATGATGAAGCAGAGAAGTATGCACGTATGTTCAGAAAAGACAAATCTGTTGCATTATTAGATGTTGGGTATGATGTATACTTTGGAATGTCAGCAAAGTCTTTAGCAAATGACTCTGAGTTTGATGTTCAAGAAGATGCAACAAAAGCACAAATCAAACGTGCATTTGTAAAGAGTTTGAGTGCTAAAAAGTTCAACAAAAAAGTTCTAAGTAAGTTCATGGAGTTTGTGGCATGATAAATAATGTTAGTAATTCAAGAAAAATCATGAGTAGATTCGGAGATTTATTAAAAGGAGAAACCACTACTCCAGAACCAACTGTTGTTACCGAAACACCAGAACCAGTAGAAGTTAAAGTTGATTTTGGTGTTATGTCTAAGGATGAACTTGAAGATTATGGACGCACTATAGGTATAGAATTAGATAGAAGACTTAGTAAAGGAAAATTAGTTAAACAGTTAGAAGATCACATTCAATATATTGAAAGTATATAAGACCAGTTGAAAAACTGTCCACTGAGAGGGTTACAACCCTCTTTTTTATTGCTATAATGGGTGCATAAATAAAAAAACTAATCATGCCTTTTAAACCTTTTGAAACTAAAATGACTGAACAGCAAGTCATCGATGGACTTAAGAGTACATTCGGAAACGAATTCACAACTCCAGATGTTAGAGCATTCTGTGCTATGAATGATATTAGTTACAATACAGTAACTAGAAAAATCAAAAAGTTCAGAGTTAAACCAGGAAAGTGGAGTCTCAAAGTAACATCAAAGAGAGTTAGACAAATTGAAAAGTCTTACAGTGCTCCTGCAGTAGAACCAAAACCACAACAGAATCTAATTCCAGAGGTTGATGATACCTTTGTGAAGTTTGGTTCTTTCAATGACCTTAAGAAAATTGTTTCTTCTAAGTTGTTTTATCCAACATTCATTACTGGACTCTCAGGTAATGGTAAGACATTTGGTGTAGAGCAAGTATGTGCTCAACTTGGTAGAGAACTAATCCGTGTAAACATTACTATCGAAACAGATGAAGATGATCTTATTGGCGGTTTCCGTCTTGTTAATGGTGAGACCGTATGGCACAATGGCCCAGTCATCGAAGCACTTGAACGAGGTGCAATCTTGCTCCTTGACGAAATCGACCTTGCCTCTAACAAGATCCTCTGCCTTCAGAGCGTCCTTGAGGGAAATGGAGTTTTCCTTAA